TTCAATACGGACTAGAGAAGCGTCACGGTAACGTGCCCATCCTAGAACGCCGTACCATCCAATTGGACGGAAACGCATCAACTTATCAACAACTGGTCCGAAGATAACGTGTGGTTCTTCGGCAACTGCTTCTGCAAGTGCTTGCTTTCCAGCAACGAGTGTACGGAATACACGAACACCACCAGTAGCGTTAACGTATGAAGATGTACCGAATGTACCGCTAGATGAACCAGCACCTGTACCGTCGGTAAAGTTTGCCATACGTGGAGACTCAACGAACATTGCACCTTCGTAGGTACCAATTGTTCCTGGCCAGAATTCTGACGCACCAGTNTCTGAGTACTTGTGGTCATCACGCCATCCGCCTGAACCTGTTTCNGCACGCAAGTCGTGTGAAACTTCTGGGTGGATACCAACCCAGTAGTATTCGCCTTGACGTGGAACAGCCTTGTTGGCACGTAGTTTAGCAACTGCTAAACGGATGTCACGTGACTTGATAACGTCGGTTGACAAGATTGACTTGTTTGTTGTTCCGTTGGTGTATGTACCAGCNAAGGTAGATACAGCAGAACCGTTAACTTCTGCAATTGCGTTTGGTCCACCTGTAAGGGTTTGTAGCGCAACTGTGTCAAGAGAGTCAGCCATATTGAATGCGATGATGTCAGCAATTGCTGGGTCAACATCTGATAGTGAGAATAGTTCCAACTTGCGAGTAGCAAGTGAAGCATTACCGTATTCGTTCAGTGTAACTGAAACTTGGGTAGTGTTTCCTAGTGCCACTGCATCTGGGTCAACATCTTCAGATAGTGGAGATGTTGCTTGTGCTAGGTCTGTGTAAATCTGGAATACAACAGAAGAACCTGGCATTGCTTGTTGTACTGGACGCTTGTCCGCTACGTCGCGGACCATAGGTACAGCACGAAGGGCGAATTCTACATAACGGTCATACGCGGTTTGTACTAAGTAGTTACCTAGCGAGCCGCTTGATGAATCTGTATATGCGTTAGCCATTGTGTCACCTCTTTCTTAAGGTTTGTGCGGATGGATTATTTACCGCGAGAGAATCGTTGGCTTGGGTTACCTGTTAATGCGTTTAACTCATCTATAGTTTTTGCCCCTGTAACCTTGGACATTAAATCCTGGTCACGGCTTGGGGTATTTGCATTTTGTGTAGCCGCGTTAATGCGCTGATATGCAGCGACGTTAGCCTTAGTTTCCTCATCGGCTTGAGCAGTCTCTTCAGACTTAGCAAATCCGAATACATCAGCATTCTCGTTTAACCAAGCATCTACCTGCTCTGGCGTACTAATATCGCCAGGAATAAATTTGGCAACCTTGTCAGGTACGCCTTTCTGTGCCAATACTTCTTTGACGGAGCGTTGGCGAAGGTCAGACTGAATAGCAGCCAATTGTTCTGCTAAGTCTTTCTTTTCCTTCTCTGCTCGCTTTAATGCCTTACGAAGATTCGCAGGAGCATTTACTTCTTGTGTTTCTTCGACTTCATCAAAGTCGTCATCTTCATATTGGTTTGCCATTTGGCACTCCCTTTCGTTTAGTTGTGACGCAGGCCGCAACGCATCCCAGGGGAAGGATGTTTGGCTCCCACTACCAGTCTTAAATACGCGTATTGGATGCTGGTGAATCCATACGGAACCTAGTTATTGTTGTCCTTCTTCGCTTCCCATCAAGGTGCCTTTACCAGCGCCTGATGAACCTGAAAAAGATGCTGTTTCTTGCGTCCTTAAACGCTGCAACTCTGCTTCTGCTTGAGCCTGAGTTTGTGTTCCAGGAACACCAAAGGTTGCTGTCTGAAGTTGTTGTCCAACTCCAGGTGCTGTTGAGTATCCTTGGTAACGAGATGCTAGTGCTTGAGTACCTGGCAATTGAGTTGCAATATTTAAGAAGCCTTGGGCTGCTTGTGCTTGTGTCACACCTTGACCAGCCAATTGCATTGCGTAATCTTGGTTAATATCTGTACCAGCCTTGGCTGCTTCTGCGCCAACTGTTGCGGCATTAACTTGTTGTTGAATAACAGGTGCGGCAAGAGATGGGTCAAGTAAGTGCAACGCAATTGCGCCAGTGGTTAATCCGTATTGAGATTGTAGTTGTTGAATAACAAACGGGTCTTCAGATTGAATAGCCTGGGTAGCAGCATTAACACGCATATTAACTTCGGCTGGTGAAACATCCGCTGCCATCAACTTACCGATTGTATCATTGTTAATTGAAGTAGCAGGGATACCAGACATTTGCAAAACTTGCTTATATGCTTGCTCATTTGCAATGTACTGTGAAGCAGGAAGTGGGTCAAGACCCGCTGCCAAACGTGCTTGGTTTCCAGAAAAACGTGATTGCCATTCACCACTTAAACCAGTAATTGCCGCTTGAATAGTTGGGTCTGACGATGTAATAGTTTTTGGGTTTTGAGCAATGTTAGCAATTGTGCTGGCGTCTTGATAACCAGCCTTAAATAAAGTAGTTACATATGTACCAAAATCTGCTGGTAAGCCATATCCAGCCAACATTGCATTTAGAGCATTTAAAGCATTAGTATCGCTGGTAGCAGTTGTAATTGCTGGGACAGTTGCTGTAGTAGGGGCAGGAACCGCTTGATTTAAGTCTTGAATTTCAGGCCCTATTGGGTTTAGTAAATCTGCTATTGAAGCATCTGCGGCGCTAAAATTAATATCTGCCGCGGTTGCGGCTGCATCAGTAGCAGCAGTACTAGCAGCCAAAGTTTGTTCATTTTTTAAGATATCCGCCATATCAGAAGATGCTGGAGAAATTGGCACATCTGGCGTATTCATTGCCATTGGGTCAAAATAATCTTTAGCCATTATTATCCAATCCTCTTAAAGTGCGCTTAAACCAAAAGCACCAAGGAATTGATTTCCAAGTCCCATAAGGCTGTCTTTGGCATTCTTTGTATTTAACCACCGCGGGTCATTCATTACTTGATTACGAAATGTTTCTGGGTCAACTTGCTTTTGCATAGCATTGCGGATAAGAGCACCATCTCCATTTGGTGCAGAAAGGTCAATTGTATCAGGCGATGACTCAAGAAGGTTGGTTAATGTATTAACGTATGGAGCAGCAAGAGATTTGATAGTTTGTCCTGCATCAAGTTGAGTATTGTATTTTCCACCATAAATATCTTTAGCCTTATTAGTTATATCTTGTTTCCAATAATTTATATCTGTTGGAGTACCATCGGCTAATCCACCCTTGGCAATAGCCTGGGCTGCTTTATTAAAGTAATCATCTGAACCAGGAAGTGAAAGGTTACTCAATCCCTGTTCGGCTGCAAAAGCACGAAGAGTCTGCTCATCAGTTTGAGCCTTACCACCCATAATGGTTGGGTCAATCTTACCCTTAGATGCAAGGTATTGAGTAATGGCTTGTTGGTTAGCGCCAGTATCCCAATATTTNTGAAGGATATCATCTACGATACCTGGCTTGGTTGGGTCAAATTGTTTTGTTGCAAGTGGGTTGCTTGTTCCAGGGCTAGTGGTTATTGGTTGTAAATCAGGGCTTGACCAATCAAGACTAATACCAGCCTGTGCTGCATAAGTTTTAATATTTGCAAGTGCTGTGTTGTAAGCATTTGCGTATGAACCAGGCTGTGCTAAACGAGCATCTTCTGCACTGATAAATGAAGCATAAGAATTTTTATAGTAGTTGCTATTTTCATACAGTGCTTGAAAATTTGCAGCCGATAGCGCCGCTCCAGTAGCACCTAATGCTTGATTAAATGCGGCTTTAAGTTCAGGATTNGCATCAATGATTGCTGCTTCAGAAGCATACTGAGTACGAAACTTTTGATAGGTGTCTTGGTTAGGGCCTTGTGGTCCAGAAGAAGGCGTGGCAGAACCAAGCACTTTTCCTGTAGAATCTACCCAGTTACCATTTGCAATTCCAACAGCACCTTTAGGCATTGTTGATATGGCAGGGGCTACTGATGTTCCAAGAATTCTTCCATTGGCATCAACGTAATTTCCAGCAGTATCTACACCAACAGTTCCTTTTGGCGCGGTTTTAGAATATGAAACTTTATCTGGTGTGGTTTGCCCATTGCCATTGCCAGAACCTTGACTGCTTTGACCGCTAGAAGTTTGCTTTCCAGTTCCTTTATTATCGCCTGTAGTGGTGGTTGTTGCACCTGCTTCTACTTGCTTAACACCCTTAATTGTTTTGCCAGAAAAATCAACGCTAGTGGTGCCATTTTCAGCAGTAGGTGTAGTTTTCTTTTTAGCATCTGCAATAGCATTATCAATATTTGAAGTATCTGCTTTTGGGTCTTTGTCAAGAAGGCGTTGTTTATCTTGTTGAAGTTGAGTTATTTTATCGGTAGCAGTCTTAACTTCTTTTTGAGTTTTCTTTTCTTGTGTTGCAGTACCCTCGGCTGTTTTTGCAGTTTGAATAGCAGNATCAATTTGTTGAATCTTTGCATCTGCTTCATCGTAAGCCGCTTTAGCCGCTTGATATTCTGGGGTACCAACATCGTGTTGGTCCATAAGGGCAGAATGGTTTTGCTTAATTTCTTCCCAAATGCCTTTTTGGTCAAGCAAGGTAGCAGAGTTTGCTGCTGGAATTTTTACTGAAGGTTTTTTCTTTGGTGCTGTTGCAGCATCGTATGCAGCCTGAGCAGCATTCAAATCATTGACAGCGCTATCACTTGTNACTTTAATTTGAGCATAGTTTTCAGCATATGAAGGTGTATTTTGGTAAGCCTTTGTTGCAGCATCAGCCTTGGCTTTTGCAGCATCAAGCGCTGCTTTCAGTGAGGCTAAATCAGCCATTAAAGCCTCCCGCATATTTGTTGTTTGATTGTTTCATTGCATCAAAATATGTTGTTGCCGCTTGGTACACACGAGCATCTGCAGTACCACGAATAAGGTTTCCAATAAAGTCTTGAGCGTTTACCCCAGTTGAAAGGTCAGTACCAGTAGTAGCACCTTTTTTGCCAGTACTTGCTCCACTTTGTTGATATGAAGTAGAGGTNCTTGAAAGTCCTTGATTGGCTCGCTGAGCAGACAATAACTCTGCTCCATATTGTTGTATTTCTTGTGCAGTGGCAGCGCGACCAACAAGATTAAGCATTGTGCTATTTACAATTGATGCAATATCTGGTTGAGATGTTTGCGTTAATTGGTAAACGTTATAAGAAGAAGGTGTATAGTATGGAGATGTAGNATTGTCTCCACTAAGTCCTGCTTTAATAGCGGCTGCGTCAGCGGCTGCTTTTGCTTTAGCAGCAGCGGCTTTATCGGCAGCGCTTTGCACTGGAGTTTTTGTTGCCATTACTTCACCCTCTTAAATACGCTATTGATTACGTTTGTCAAGTTTGGTTGTTCTGCTTCCAATGAAGTCAAATATGTAAACCAGTTGTTTTGAATTATTGAATAACCTGGCAAGTTTCTAGTAACTCCACCAGCGGTAACTTGATTATTCAAAAGCAATTGATGATAAGTTTCATATACATCAAGAAGTTGACGAATTCCATCTGATTGAGGGCCAGTTAAAACACCAGCCTTATCCATAGTCTTAAACTCGGTTACAACTTTTTCTGCAGTGTTTTTGCGTGCAGGGTTTGTATAATCTGCATACCAAGTTGGGTTATCTGCGCCTATAGTTTGAGCGTAGTTATTCCAGTTGGTTGTATAAATCATTGCAGAGCGACGGTCATTATTTTTACGTGCTTGTTGCATTAACTCTTGATAAACATTATATGTTGGTGCTACGTCTGCCCAACCCTTAGCAATATAAATTGAATCCATAAACTCTTGTGGAGTTTCTTTGGAGCGCAATTGCTTAGTAAGTAGATAATTTTCTACCTTAAGGGCGTCTGCCCCAGCCTTTGTTTGTGGAATAAGATAAGCGGCACCATATTGATATTTATTTATCAAATTGCCGTTTGAGTTTAACCACTTCATTGTTTGGTCATTTAGTGGTAAATCTGCGCCTGAGGTTCCAGTTTGAGTGGTATAAGCCGTATATGAAACAGCCTTTGAACCGTGTTCGGCAGTAAAAGCAGCAGATGCTTCAGCCAATGTATAAGGCTTACCAGTATCTGGATTAACCTTATTCATATAATCAAGAAATTCAGAACGCAATGTTTGCATATTCTTGTTGTAATAATCGTTGCTTACTGTTGGGGACAGTGGCAAGAAAAAGGACAAAATGCCCTTCATAAACAAGTTTGTGCGTGCGTTAGCATCAATCTTATCCAAATATTGTTGTTGAACTGAAGCAGGCAAAGAAGCATAATTGTCTGGCAAATCACCGTGGTAATATGCAGAAGCCATCGCTGAAAGGATGGCATTGTGCACCATGCTTTCTTTTTCGTTCATTGTCATTGCGTTGTATAAATCACGCATTGCAGAGTTGGGAAGCAAAGCATTTATTAAAGTAGCACCAGGATATCCACCAGTGGCGGCATTGATAATTTGGTCAGACCAAGGAAAATGATTTTTCATTACCTGAAGAGGAATCGTGGCAAATGGGTTAAGGCCAGGCATTTTTGCTTCTGGTAGTATTGAAGCCAAAGAACTAACGTTACCAGTTACGGATTCAGGCAATCCAGTAAATTGCTTAAAACCTAATGCACTTGCAGCACGAACGGCAGCATTGCCAAACTCGCCAATTAGTGGATAAACAATATATTTGTTTCCACTTGAATCGGTATGAATAAAACCAGGGTTGTTAATGCCGTGGTTAATCATTTGAAAATCACGAAACGCTTGTGGAGCCTGGTATGCAAGGCGTCCATAACGCTTAATAGCCTGCTCTTGAGCAAAGTAGAAAGGCAAGAAGTTACGAGATAGCATTGCAAACTGAGAGCGAAGCGCAGGGTTGTGAATCAAAGGAATCATATTAATGACTGCTTTTTGACCAGAAAATCGCAACGCTTCTGCTTGGCTAATAGCACCGCTATCAAGCATTGGCTTAAAACTGCGGTAATTTTCGTATAGATAATGGCCAAATATTGGCTCACGAGAAATGCTATCCATTACAGGATTAATAAACTTGCGATACCCAATTTGAGTAATACGCTCAATTGGGTTATCCATAACATTGCGTGGCTCTTTACCAAGTACCTTAACAGGGCTTGAAATAGGTGGGATAGCCTTTAGGTCTGTTGCGTAAGTTTGCTTTTTATCAGCAATATTTTGAATAAGGTTTTCGTGAATAGTTCCATCTTTACCTTGCACCAAACCAGCAAATGCTTTTACCTGTGCATTTGAAAACGAATCCGCTTTACCGCTACGCAAACCAACCATATCATCGCGTAATTCTTTGTATTTTTCTGGGTCAGCAATACGCGCTTCGTGAAGTTTTTGGATTTGATTCCACTTGTCTTCATTTGATAAGGCTTGAAAGTTTTTTGTCTTTGATAGACGCAAGTAGTCATTGGCTATATCACGAGCCATTTCTTCATTGCGTAACTTGGAAAGGTTTTGCGCCCAGTATGCGTGGTAGTTTGAATCTTTGCCAGTTAAGCCAACGATATCTTCCATACCAGTAGCACCGTGGCCGTGTTGTTCTACAAATTGACTAGCACGTTCTGCAGCATTAAGCGAGTAATGTGCAAAGTGGTCGGAGGCTACGCCAGCAGGAATGGACATACCGTGCATTTGAATAAGCCAGTTAGTCAAGACGTTCATTTTTTCTTCTGCTACGTAAGGAGCAATTTTGCTCGCAACCCAGCCTTTAGGCTTAATGAGTTGACGTGCTTCAGCAATACGCTTGACCAGCGGGTCTTTATCTGCCGATTCTTGAAGTTTATTATAGGTTGCATCTTTTTCAGCAACATCTTTAGTAACAGCGTTTTCTTTTACTGGCTTACCAGTTAAAGCACCTTCGTGGTCCTCAGGCGTTGTCATTTGAGCAAGGTGGTTAGCCATTGCTTCACGCTCTTCAACGGACATATTGAGATACTTGTACTTGGCTGCATTCATAGCAATTTTGTCTTGCAAGTATCCACCAAGTCCATTACGGATAACTTGATGAAGTGCTTCTGAGCCAGCAACACGCAAACCAAAACCCGTTGTAAACAAAGTCATTGGTGCAAAGATTTTTTCTGTGTAATAAGTAAAGAAATCATCAATTTTGCTGTTGTACATTAGGCTGTGGGTAGTAGCCTGACGCATAGCCTTGCGTAATTCCTTAAAGTTAATAAAAGCATTACCACCACGTTGGTAGCCCCACAAGGCTGCTTCGGTTGGGTCAACTGCAGTGCTTAGGCTAGTATCTGGATGGTTAGATGGTTTTACCTCAAAGGTTCCAAGAGCATTACCTTGAGTGTCGTGTCCACCAACAAAATCTGAACGCTTGCCACCTGTAGTTGCACGTTGAGCGTGAGACATAACATTTTTAACAATGTTTTCATCATCAGGCAATCCAGCAGCCTTCATAACCTCTTTAACGCCTTGAGCGTAAAGTTCTTGCTTGTCAGCAAGGTTAGGCGCAGCCATAATTGCAGATGCTTTTTCTAACGCAACATCACGAGGCATTGCATAATAAAACATATTGTAAAGAGCGGTACCAACGTTGTGGTCAGTCCACTTAAAGTTTTGGCCTGATTGCTCAAGAAGAGTCTTGTTGATTGTTAAAGATTTGTAGCCAGTAAATGTACGGACTTTACCCGCGAGGGCATTCCAGCCATTCCAACCATCTGCACCCTTGGTGTATAACCCACCCCATTGTGCTTTCATTACTGGCACTTGAGCACCAGTTTTAACATCAGTCTTAAATACTTGCTCGCCGTTTTTGTCAAGAACAGGCATAGCCTTTGGTAACAATAAATTGCGTTCTTGGGAGATAGATACATCTCCAGCCTTTTTAAGAATTGTGTCAGCGGCGCCAGAAGCAATTGCACGACCAAGAGTACGAGTAGGTAAAGAAAGAGCAGTGCTTGCTACAGCCTTTTCATCCATTTCACCAGAGTAGATAGACTTAGCAAATACAGATGCAACATCGCGGCCTGTTTGAGCCTTTGAAAGTTTGTCAATTAATTCGGGAGTAAACTGAGTACCAGGATATGTTTTTTCAACATTAACCGCAAAGGTTTCTGGATTTTTTGCCATATCAGCAATATTGTCCATAGCGCGCTTAACAGGATTAAGTGCAGCATTAAAACGTCCTGCTATACCGCCTGCATCATAGGCATTCATAACCATATCGCTGGTTAATGGTTTGCCAGATACGCTCATTAAAAACTTGGTTACAGCAGGTGAATTTTTGGCCAAAGGAATTGTAGGAACAATAATTGGTTTATTGTTAGCATCAAGAAGGGTATTGCCTTTTGAATCTTTAGCGTAATCAATGTATTTGCCAGCCTTTAAGGCACCAGCAATTTTACCCGCACCCGCAATTGGGTCTGCGGAAAAATCAAAAACTGTGTCAGTAGCACCTGATACAAATTGACCAATACCGTGGTCAGTATCTCTAAGTGTGCTTAAACCAGGTACGTTTGATAATCCATTGGCTAAATCTCTACCAATTGAAACTTTGTAATTTGGGTCAATTGATTTTTTATATGAATTTTGATAAGCGGGAAGAAGTTGNCCNCCAATATCGCGTTCTAAAGAAGCGGCTGCGCCTGCTCCTAAAGCAATACCTTCAGGCCCAAGTAATGCACCAATAGATGCTCCACCAGCAACTCCAAGAGTTGCTAATAAGCCTTGTGCAAAACCGTGGTCTGTATATACAGAATGAATAAATTTATAGTCGCTTTGAATTTCTTGCAATGGCTTTGCAGCCCACTTTGCAACTGTTCCAAGAATAGGCGTAGCGGTAATTACCTTACCTACTTCGCCAAGGGCTGATTGCCACCAAGACTTTGAAGCATATTGCTGGATATGATTATCAACAGCAGCAGCGTGTGCAGTTACGTGTACGGTTGAAGCAACTGTGCCAGGTGCATCTGGGTTACCAGATTGAATAGCAGCAGCCATCTCTTTAGGTGCTTTTTGTGTAGCATCTGGATAACTTTTAACTGCATCATTTGCGCTTTGAACCGTAGCGCCAGATGAAGGTGGTAAAGGTTGGTTAATTGACAATTACTGCCCCAATACTGACGCAAGACTCCGTAATTCAGGTGAGGCATCTGGATGTGCAGCGAGTGATTGAACAACCTGTTTGGCTGATGTTCCACCCATTTGCTGTCCTGGCATAATGCCAAGAGCCTCTGGACCTGGGCCAGCGCCGAGGGGAGAGCCAGCAGTTACTGGTTCGTCTGGACGTTGAGTTGGCGCAAGGAGTGGTGTTACTTGTTGTGAAGGCAAGGCTGGTCCTTGTTGACCGCCTCGTGATGCTGCTTGTGTAATAGCAGCCTTAGAAGGTGCAGGTGTATTTGGTGTTTGCGACATTGGTGCAGAAGCCTGCATATCCATTAATTGTTGCGCGTCACCATACGCTGGCATATTTGATACGTAGCGTATTGCTTGCTTTGATGCTGGTCCGCCATCGGTTCGTCGGGACATTGCCCCAGGGCCTGATGATAATGCTGGCTTTTCTGCCTGTGGCATATCTTATTCTCCCTCTTGTAGTGTCTCAATGGTTCGGGCTGCATACTCGTGGAACGATTCTTTGTCATCCACGAAACTTGCTTGGTGTTCTAGCATATGTGTTAACGTATTAAATGCTGCACCAAAAACTAAAAATATTTCTGAAGTTGTATCTGTGAGCAGAGAAAGATAATCCCACTTGCTTACGCGTGTAGGTACCCTGCTCTGCTCATTAGACATAAAATTACTTCATTGGCTTTCCAGCAGTTGTACCAGTTCCCTTGGTACCTGAAGGCTGCTTTGAGTAAAGAACATTTGATGAACCTGTTCCTACTGGTCCTGACTTCTTTTGAATTGAAGTCTTTTGTGTTGTTGCATCTGATGAAGAGTGTCCACCTTGGTTCTTTGGTGAAGGCACCTTGCTTGTCAATGATGATTTCATTGTTGCCATTTGTTATTCTCCTATAGGATTTGTTGGGCGCCAGAAACGTTAGGCTGGCGACCTTCTGGAAACTGACGCAGCGAGTTGCGGCGCTCCAGAAGACGATAGACCTGCTAATAGATTCTGAATTGCAGAACCTTGAGGTTGACCACCTTGAGGTGGCATTGCTCCGCCTTGAGGCGCGTTAATAGACTCCCCAGTAGGAGCCTGACCTGGGGCACCTGCCTCACCAGCGGCTGCGACTTCTGGGGAAACTTGAGGAGCAAAAGCAGCAGCAACAACATCTTCAATATTGTCGCCAGCCATACGGCCTTTAATCGCTGCAGCAATTGAGTTGATAATCTTTGATGGGTCTTGGCCTTGTGCGGCCAATGATGGAATTGCGTTAGCATAAGACGCAACTGCAGTAAGAAGTGAATCACGAAGATTCTCAACTTCAACTGCTTCTTCTTCCATTGATACATTCATTTCCCAAGGCATTTGACGGCGTAGGAAATCACGTGAGATTAACTTATCGCCACGTGCTTGAAGTCCAAAGATAAGAGCGCGGTTTGGGTCTAGCCCAGCCATCATTCCATAGGTAACATCACACCAGTAATCGCCTTGAATATCTTTCTTTGGAGTGTAGGTAATTTCGTAAGGAGCACCAGCGTTAACGCCGCGTACTTCTTTCTCAACATCACCAAATAGTTTTTCATCCATCTTAAAGCATAGACGAATAACGTGACGAAATGATTCAGAAAAAATTGCTTGTGCTGTCTTTACTTGTGTGTCAAAACCGCCCATAAGGGCTTCTACACCACGGCCAGTTACAATAGAACCTGATTGTTGTCCTAGTCGGCCTTGTGGGTAACGTGAGCCTACACGTAGTTCTTGGTCAAGAGCAGCAGCCTCTTGGAAGATTCCGTTAGGAATATCTAAACCAACGCGACGAATCTTTTCTGGGTTAGCAGAACGGATTGTTGCGTCTGGTCCAATTTCAAGTACGTTAACATCAGAAGGCAAAGCAAATGGTGCTTGTACTGACTTCTGTGCTGCTTCTAGTTGTAGCGTAGCAAAGCGAGCGCGTGCAACCTGCAACCACATAATATCATCAAATTGACCACGTTGGTGTTCATCTGAATCAATGCCTGGGCGTACAGCAATTACAACTGGTAGTTCGTCAAGGAAATTCTTAACGCGGTCAAGAACAAGGTTCTTGCGCTCAGGGATAAACAAAATTGTTTCTTCTTTGTCTGAGTAGCGAAAGACTTCAATATTGCGCTCAGAATTACGTGACTCGTAAG